GGTTCAGCCTGTATCAAGAGTCAGAACACTCGTTACTGCTCGCCAGGCATTCAAGATTGGTGGCATCGAAGAACAAACAAACGAAAGAGAAGTGATGGGCATCCCAGCGACACCCGAAGCAAAGAAGACTCCCAATGATAAAAGAAAAGCAGACCCTTTTGAGGTCTTCAAGGCATACGATTTCTCAAACAGGAAAAGATGAGTTCAATCTTAACTAAGAAAGAAATAATGCGAGAGATAGTTAAGTCCGGTAGGGACCCAAACTATTTTATCACAAATTATGCAAAAATCACTCACCCACTCAAAGGCTTGATACCGTTTAAGACTTACCAGTTCCAACAGGAAGCCTTAAAGCATTTCGAAGACCATCGCTTTAACATAGTTCTTAAAGCCCGTCAGCTTGGTTTATCTACAGTGACTGCGGCATATGTTGTATGGTTGATGCTTTTCCACAAGGAAAAGAATGTTTTAGTATTGGCAACTAAGTTCGGTACAGCAGCAAACTTGGTAAAGAAAGTAAAAACAATTCTTAGGAATTGTCCAGAGTGGATTCGTATCGCCCAAGTGTCTGTGGACAACAGAACTTCTTTCGAACTTACAAACGGTTCTCAAATCAAGGCTTCATCAACCTCCGGTGATGCTGGTCGTTCAGAAGCATTGTCTTTGCTAGTTGTTGACGAAGCCGCACATGTCGAGGGTCTTGATGAGTTATGGACTGGTCTTTACCCAACACTATCTACTGGTGGTCGTTGTATTGCTCTTTCAACTCCTAACGGTGTTGGTAACTGGTTTCACAAAACTTATGTGGATGCCGAGAATGGTTCCAATGACTTCTTTCCAATGAACCTTCCGTGGGATGTACATCCAGACAGAGACCAAACTTGGTTTGAGAAAGAAACGAAGAACATGTCTCGTCGCCAAATAGCACAGGAGTTGGAGTGTAACTTCAATATGTCTGGTGAGACAGTGTTCCATGCGGATAAGATGGAGCTAATTAGACAGCATATAACTGAGCCGAAATACAAGACAGGTTTTGATAGAAATTACTGGATTTGGAAAGAAGCTGAAGCTGGTGTGCCGTATTTGTTAAGTGCGGATGTTGCTCGTGGTGATGGAAAGGACTTTTCAGTTTTCCATATTTTTGACACACTGAATATGGAAATAGTGGCAGAATACCAAGGCAGACAAACACCGGATTTGTTTTCTCAAATTATTCACGATGCAGGTAGAGAGTACGGTGACTGCATGGTTGTTGTAGAGAACAACACTGTTGGATTCGCAGTACTTGACAAACTAAAAGAGATGCAGTATCCTAATGTTTATCACTCAATAAAATCGTCACACGAATATGTAGACCAGGTTACAGCAGAGGCAGCAACCAATGCAGTAGCTGGTTTTACGACAAGTCAAAAGACTCGTCCGCTCATTGTGGCAAAGTTGGAAGAATTTGTGAGAAATGGACTAATTACGATAAATTCTCCTCGTCTTTATAGCGAGATGAAAACATTTGTTTGGAACAATGGGCGACCCGAAGCAATGCGGTCATATAACGATGACTTGATTATGGCATGTGCGATTGGTTGTTGGGTAAGGGACACTGCTTTGATTGAGAATAAGAGAAGTATAGAATATAATAAAGCAATTCTTGCTACAATGGTTGCAGCAAAAACTAAAATGAATACGACGATTAAGGGTATGCACGGATATGAGGGCGACAATGTTTTCGAGAAGAGAAAACAACACTCGCAAACTTATGAGCAATACCCTTGGTTGTTTAAAGGATAAACGATATGGCTGGCGGAAGAAAAGTAAATCCAAAAAATGCTCAAAGCAATTTATTCAAAAAGTTAACAAGACTGCTTTCTGGTCCAATCGTTAACTACAGAACTCAAACTGCGAGAAGGTTGAGGAGAAGACAACTCGACAAGTATGCGAACAAGTTTGTATCTGCTAGTGGAAAGCAGTTTAAAAGAATGGATTATAATCCGTTTGCAGGTTTGTATGGTAATGCTCAAAGTAGTCAGAACAGACTAGAAAGATATGTCGACTTTGACCAAATGGAGTATACACCGGAGATAGCATCAGCACTTGATATTTATGCAGACGAGATGACAAACCACAGTGCAATGAACCCTCTTATGACAATTGATTGCAACAATGAGGAAATTAAAGGTATCTTGTCTGCACTGTACTTTAACATTATGAATGTTGAGTACAACATCTTCGGCTGGTGCCGCACGATGTGCAAGTACGGTGATTTTTTCTTGTATCTCGATATCGATGAGGTCCTCGGAATCAAGAGTGTTATTGGACTTCCTGGTCAAGAGATTGAAAGGTTGGAAGGTGAAGATAAAACAAATCCCAACTATTGTCAGTTTCAGTGGAACTCCGCTGGACTCACTTTTGAAAACTGGCAGATTGGTCATTTCCGTATTCTAGGTAACGATAAGTACACCCCATATGGAACTTCGGTTCTTGAGCCAGCCCGTCGTATTTGGCGACAGTTGACACTTATCGAAGATGCAATGATGGCATACCGCATCGTTCGCTCTCCAGAAAGAAGAGTATTTTATATTGATGTTGGAAACATCCCACCGCAGGATGTAGAGCAGTATATGCAAAAGGTCATGACTTCAATGAAGAGAAATCAGGTTGTTGACCCTGCTTCTGGTCGTGTTGACTTGCGATACAATCCAATGTCTGTGGATGAAGATTACTTTATTCCAACTCGTGCTGGTTCTTCTTCAAAGGTGGAAAGTCTACCAGGTGGAACCTACACTGGAGACATTGACGATGTAAAGTATTTGAGAGATAAGTTGTTTTCAGCACTCAAGATTCCCGGCTCTTACTTGACAAGTACGAATGCTGAGGCAGGCGGCGGCGAAGATGCGACTACTCTCGCACAAAAAGATATAAGATTTGCCAGAACTGTGCAGAGACTTCAGAGGTCTGTTGTAACAGAAATGGAGAAGATAGGGATTGTTCACCTGTACACTTTGGGATATCGTGGTGAAGATTTAATTAACTTTAAATTGAAACTAAACAGCCCTTCTAAGATTGCAGAGCTTCAAGAGCTTGAACACTGGAAGACTAAGTTTGATGTTGCTTCTGCTGCAACAGAAGGGTTCTTTAGTCGCCAGTGGATTGCTTCTAGGTTATTTAATATGACAGAAGAAGAGTTTGTTAAGAACCAGAGACAGATGTATTACGACAGGCAGTTCGATGCTAGACTCGAAATGGCATCCACCGAAGCAGAGGCAGAAGCCTCAACCGGCGAAACAGAAGAGGATTTTCTTGGCGGAGATGAACTTGGAGGCGAAAGTGGCGGTTCCGGTTTAGACCTCACGGGCGGAGAAGAAGCCTTAAGTGCTGGCGAAGAGGGTGGCGAAGAAGAAAGTTCTCTACTGGCAGCACCAGGCTCTCGTGAAGATGCACCGATTGATAAATCGAAGGGCAAGGTTCACATCACCAAACAGATGACTGGGGAAAGAGACAAGAGAGACCACGGAGGTAGAACCCAGTCATACAGAACAATTCCAGGTTATAAGAAGTTAAAGTCATTGTCTAGAGGGGTTGTAGAGGAGGATAAGCAACGACTTTCCGAGTCTAACGACACTACTTACAATAGTGAGGAGGAAAGCATTTTCGCTTTAAATAGGGAAGTAGCTGACCTTATAAATGAACTACAAAATAGGAAACCTAAAAATGAGACTGAAGCACAATAAAAAAAGAAACACAGCATTTTTGTTTGAAACCCTTACCAGAGAGTATATCAAGGCAGTTGTAAAAAAGAATACTGCTAGACAGACACTGGTCAAAAAGATTATTAAAGAGAACTTCTGTAAAGGTTCGGTACTAAATGAAGAGTTGAAAATCTACAGAGAAGTGCTGGAAACAGAAGAGCTTTCCAGAGAAGAAGCAGCAAAAATGTTAGAAGAAGCTAAGGCTAGATACGGTAGTTTAGACAGTCAAGAAATATTCAAATCTCAAAACAAACTCATAAAAGAAATGAATCATAGCTTGACCTCCTCTGTTTTTGGAAACTTTGTGCCAAATTATAAGAACATTGCAACAGTATATGGAATTTTTAACAACAAGACTTCTATTAAAGAGAAGATGCTTCTTGAAGAGAAGATGGTTGATTCACTGGCTTCTGAGAGTCAGCCTGAACAAAAGCACATTGACAATTTAACCTATAAGACTTTCGTTGAAGGTTTTAACAAGAAATACTCACAATTACCAAACGAGCAGAAAGAGCTTTTAACAAATTATATTGCTTCCTTTTCGGACAACTCTCTTGGCTTGAAAGTTTACATGAACGAGCAAGTATCTGAACTCAAAGAAAAACTAGCTTCTTTTGGTGACAATGAAAATCTTCAGAATGAGGAAATTAAGGACAAATACAACCAAATTGTTGAAAAACTTGAAAGTTATAAAAACGAAGAAATAGATGATATAATGGTTGAAGAAGTTCTTAAAGTTCAGGAGCTTGTGCGGGAGCTAGAGGAAAATGCTTAAAATCAATATTATTCGTGGCGAGAAGGATTCGCAGCCGGTCTCTAAGGAAGTTACTTTTCGAGAAGCTAGAAAAGCGGTAAACGGAGATTTGCTTATCTACGACCACGACCTTATTGATATTGTGGTTTCTCGTACTAATAACAAGTTATCTACATTTCCCAAGACAACAGTGACTGAAGAATGCTATTATGCTCAAAAGGAGCTTTTAGAATCCTTAGCTGGTCTCGGTGTTTTGGATAGGGCATCTATTAGAGCAGGTGCTGTACACTCTTCACTTGAAGCTACAATTCTTGAGTCTGTTGAAGAAACCGTATCTGGATTCCAGATTACTCTTTTGGAGGTTTACAATTTTCTTCAAGAAGAAGAACCCAATATTCAGTCTAGAAAGATGTATAAAGGTAAATTACAAGATTTCTTCTTGGACCCCGATGCTGGTGATAGCACGGAACTTGGTGAAATTCCTCACGATGAAAAGAAGGGCTCTCTTGACCACCAGGTCAGACCTTATGGATACCAGTACATGTATTCTATTTTGAGGGAAATGACGGAGAAGTAATGCTTACCTTTACGATTGCCTGTATTGGCATGACTCAAATTATTATTTACGGAAGCATATTTGATAGAATCCGCCCCACTCAGGGCTGGATGGGGAAACTTCTATCCTGTCCTATGTGCACAGGGTTTTGGACCGGCATTATTTTGTGGGCAATAAGTCCCTACACAGAACTATTTAAGTTTGACCACTCAGTGGTCACTGGTTTTATTTTGGGATGTTACTCATCAATGGTGTGCTACTTTGCTAGTATGCTGGTTACAGATTACGGACTTCAGATAAAACTAGAAAAAGAGGAGTAAGTTATGAGACGGTGGCAGTTACAACCAGTTAGACGATGCTGTAACGGAAAATAGCTGAAGCGGGTGGTCCCCGCAGTGAGGAAAGACATGAGAATACTAAGAGAATATTTTGAATTATGTGATGGAGGTGTGTGTCAAGACCTTCTGACAGAAGATGAAAAAAGACGAGTTGCAAACGGTGCCACGATTTTAACTGGTGTAATGCAAATGTCAGAGACAAAAAATCATAATGGTAGGGTCTACCCACATCATCTATTGGAAAGAGAAGTTGAGCGATACAAGCAATTAGTTGAACAGCGACGAGCCCTTGGGGAGCTTGACCACCCAGACTCCTCTGTTATTAATCTTCAGAATACATCTCATCTTGTTACGGACATCTGGATGGAAGGCAAAAAGGTAATGGGCAAGATTGAAGTTCTGCCCACACCATCTGGTCGCATCTTGGAAAGTCTCGTCAAGGCTAATATCCCTTGTGGTATCTCTTCTAGGGGTATGGGCTCTGTTAGAGAGTCTAACGGTGTTACCTTGGTAGAGGATGACTTCCAATTAATTTGTTTTGATATGGTTTCGGACCCATCAACACCAGGAGCGATTATGTCTCAAGTTAATGAATCTAAGGATATGTCTAGACCACTTCAGAAAATAGATAGAATCAATAGCTTAATGAACAGCATACTGAGAGAAAAATGAAAACACAAGAATTAGATAAATTAAAAAAAGTTTTAAAACCACTCGTCATGGAGTGCATCAAAGAAGCAATTTTTGAGGAAGGAGTGTTGTCGACATTGGTAGCAGAAATTGTTACTGGAATGGGACAACCGATTGTCGAGCAGAAAAAGCAGCAAGACTTCGCTCCTCTTAAAAGAGATACAGAGCAAGTTTCTAAGAGATTGCAAGAATCAAAAAATAAAATGCTTGATGCAATTGGCAGAGAGGCATATGGCGGAGTCAATGTATTTGAGGGAACGGAGCCACTTTCTAATAATGGAAACTCCGGTGCATCCCCATCACATTCTCCTATGAGTGGTATTGACCCTAATGACAAGGGTGTTAGTATAGATGGATTACTTGGGGCATTTGGAAA